AAGACTAATTTCTACAGAAAATACTAGAAATACTTCACCACAATAAAAAAGGGGTCCGAAGACCCCTTTGAAAAATCATCCTTCAGCAAGTTTTGCGAAGTATGAAAGAGTGTCATCATCTTCATCTGATGAAGATGATGCACTTGAACGATTTACGATATCTTCAGCGTTGAAGTCACCGGGAGTAGAAGTTACTCGTGGAGCAGGTCCACGACCTTCACTCTCATCTTCAAGGTCTTCAGTGATGCGGAGAGTTTTGTTACCAAGAACAGAATTCAAACGAGTCTTCAATTCGTCATAGGTCTTGAACTGGTCAGCAGCAACGATCTCCGAGAGGGAGAACTGCTTCTTCCAGATTGCTTCCATAGCATCGTCATCATCTAGTAGAGGAGACTGTGCAGCGAATTCGGAGGAATCGTAGTTACGATATCCTGCAACGTTCTTTGCCTTCAGTTTGAAGTTAGCACCCTGCCAGAAGTCAAATGGATCGATTGCTTCCTCGTCCTCAAACTCGGGTTGCATAGCAGCAGTGAGTTTGTCAAAGATCTTTTTGCCGTACTTATACAGCATGACTTTGCCTTCGTTTTGAGGGTTAGCAGGATCCTTAACAACGTAAATGTTGCTGAAGTAAGTCAGTTTACGCTTTTGCTTACGTGCAGTTTCTTTACCTGCATCGGTGCCGTTGTTCCACAGTTGAGTGTTGTACTCGGATACAGGATCCTTCTGACCCATAGTGGTCAGAGAGTTTTCGATGTACCAACCACCAGGACCTTGGAAGGCGTGGGAGTACAGTTTCTGGAAAGGAAGGTCTTCACCATTAGGAGCAGGTAGGAAACGAATAACGGCATAACCGTTACCACTCTTATCTACTTCAAGTTTCCATACACGATCATCACCTGATGCGTTAGTATTGCTCATCTTCTCAACTTCCTTGACCAGTTTGCTAGTCAAGTTGCCAAGCTTAGATTGCTTCTTAAGATCTGCGAAAGACATTTGGATACCTCGGATTAATTGGATTTGTAGGATTTACTTAGATATTATAGCGAAATTTTGATCAGGCGTCAATGTTTTTTTCAAGTGCCTCGATCGTTTTTTGCATATTATTGAATAATAAGGTCACATCTGTGTCGGCAGGAAATCCCATCGTCACAATGGACTTAAGAAGGTTTTCTTTCATTTGGATCGCTTGAGGATCGTCAGAAAGAGATAACCTAGTATACATCACTTGCTGCAAAGACAGCAAGTTCTTCAACTTTTCAATATGATCTAACTGTTCAGTTCTATCCATTGCACTAAAAGCGAATACACTAGTGTAGATAGATTCTTGCAAAGTGTTAATCTCTTTTAATTCCTCTTGAACAATGTCAGAGTTGAAAAAACTATTCATTTACAATGGACCTAATAATGCTTTTGAAGTTAGATACGTTAATATTTAGAAAGGGTTTATATTTTTTGATTTTCAAACTGACGGTTTCCCAAACAGGGTCGTCTAGTTTCTTGTCAAACCTCTCTCTAAACTCAAAGATTATATCATAGATGACGAGAGTGTCAAGACTTATCTCGCCACCAAGAAATTTTTTTAGTATTGGAGGATGTCCCTTGGAACAATCGAATAGTTCTTCCAATTCTTTCTGACAGAGTAATTCTCTGCTTTGTTCTTTGAACAAGTAAGTAGAACTCTGTTTCCTCTTTTTCCAATCGGCGTAAGTCCTTTCGCCAGAATTGATAATTCCTCCAATCCATAAGTTTTGTGGGTTGTCTGCAGCAGCAAAATTAGATACTAAGAAATCTACGACTTCTTGGTTATTATATTTACGACTGGTCTTTTCAAACCAGTACTTATCCTTTCTTTTATTAAATGATGCCATTGAAGCACGGGTCTTAGCGCCATACTTAAAGAAATCATATTTTGGATTTGTAAAATGATTTTTTAATGACAAATAATGTTGATAAGTCTCAAAGGGGGTCACTTTCGGTTTCATCAATTCTTTCAAAATCTTCAATTTGTTCTGCAGTAACTTTGTGTTCACCATTGATAAGATACCAATGATGTCCACCACGGTGACCGAGATATTTTAAATCCTCATCAATCCATTCATTTTCACGCATTGCTGCTTGAATTTTATGATGTATCAATTCACTTTTAGAAATCATAATGGAAGTTTTGCCCTCGATGTTTTTTTCATAAAGTTGAGACGAATAGCGTCCCATTTAAGTCTCTCTTTCAGTGGTTTTGAAATGAGTTTCGTTACTGATTCTACTTCAAGTGCATTGACTTCGCAATAATAGCAAATAGCGTCAATGTAATTGATCTTTTCCTCAGCAACAATCTTTTCAATTTCTAAGGCAAACTTAGAAGGTGTTAGAAATTTACTCTCAATCGCCTGTTCCAATTCTTTATTTGGTTCCATAGAGCTCCAATTTATCTGTAACAAACTTTCTAATGTATTCGGTGAGAAGTTTGATGTACTTTGATTTGTCTCTTTCTTCGTAGACGACGCATTCTCCATTTTCACAAGCCATGATGATTATAAGTTTTTGGACAGGAATACCTGTCAGTTCATACAACATGCAACCGTATGCCATACATTGTACGAAATAGTGATCGATCCACTCTCGTGGTTTCGGTTTTGCTGATGTCTTAAAGTCAATTATTGCTAACTCGCCATCATATTCAGCGATACAATCTACTGTCCCTGCAATACCTAATTGTTTGCTATACAGGGAACCTTCTAGTGTGTGAATATTATTTATAAGTTTTAACTTTTCTTTAGAAATATTGAAAAGAAACTTTGAGATAGGTGGAACTTCGGGAAGTTCCTCGTTTTTTAGGTGACACTCGGCAAGAGTATGCATATCAGTACCGCGTTTTGTGGCACGTTTTGTGATACGTTCCGCTTCTTCGTTACCAACTCTTTTTCTCCACTTAACAAAGATCTCTTTATTAAAGTGACTTGTAACTGATGTGATAGAAACCAACTTAAGAAGTTCTTCTTCATCAGGAACCGAATAATAGCGCACCCCATCAATAGTCTCCCTTTTGAGTTTAGGGAGATCAACATTTACGTGATTAAAATTCATGCCAAACTACTGCATTCCTCGGATAATAATTTTGATTAGGTTCTTTTATGAAATAATACAATGCTATTGAATATCTGTCAATATGTGGTGGAGTTTGTAGAGGATGTGGATGACCGTGAATAGAATTGTCAGACAAAGTAAAGATAACTGCTCTATTCATAAGAGGAGCAATCTTTTGTTCCAATTTCTTCTCTTGATGATCCCACAACTCTAGATGTCCTCCCCATTTATCCAACCACTGCGGATTCAGATATAGGAGAAGGTTTAAAACTCTAAAGTTTCCAGTTGCACCATGAATATTGTAATCAACGTGCAATGATAACTTACCACCTGCCTTGATTTTATGACATCCTGCACCAAACAGGTCGGGATCTGGGAGAATATCCTTAATACCAGTTAAATTACTCAAAAACTTTGTAAATCTAGGAGTGTTTAAGTGTTGCAAAACACTGTAAACAGTCGGAGAGTGTAAAAACAGGTTATCTACACTGTTTGAGTTATATGGAGTATACCACTTATTGACTTGATGTGGAGCCATATATTCATTTGATGCTGATTCACACCCCCAGTCCTCATGTTTTTTTAGTTCAGAGAAACACTGCGAAGCACAGTCTGGATTGAGAAAGTTGTCAATAACAATACTTGGAAAGGGTTTTGATTTTGCATATGTATATGCTAGTTTCTTTCCAAGATCATAATCATTAAATATTTGCATCAAAATTTGATTCCATTTTAGCAACAAGGTATTCCTTACACAGACCTGAACGGACAATATCATCCAAACCAAATTCGATAATATCAAATGAGTTCATAGAACGGAGAATTCGCATAAAATCGTGGATTCCATTCTTCTCATTAGTTTTCTGCAGATCAGTTTGTGTAGCATCGCCACAGAAACAAATACGTGTATTCTCACCAACACGAGTGATAATACTATCAAGTTCGTGGAAGTTGAGGTTTTGAAACTCATCAACGATAACAATAGAGTTATCGAGAGTAGTTCCACGAAGGAATGAGGTAGACCAAAACTTGATAGTGTTTTGAGATTTAAGATTGCCATAGAGCATCTCAAAATCTGCATCACTAGGCATCTGGAACATATACTTCACCATATTCTTATATGGAATCTGATAGATGTCCGCTTTATCTTCGTGGTCTCCAGGCAAGAAACCAATCTCTCTGGTCGCTACAAGCGATCGTACAAGATATATGTGCTCATAAGGTGTAGACTCATTCAAAACATCTTTAAGAGCGTTGTAGAGGGTTATAAAGGTTTTTCCTGTACCCGCACAACCGTAAGCAACAATCTGCTTACCCTGCTGATAAGATTCAAACAAACGTTTCTGATTATCTGTAAGAGGATCAATATTCATTAGGTAACTAGAACCTAATGGTTTCTTTCTCTTCATCTGCTTCGTAGTTAAACCAACCCCAATTGGTTGGTCCTCAGATGCCCTTTTTCTTCTTGGCATATTCTTAATCTATGTAATGTGCAGATGTCGTAGAAGATTCAACGGATCCTCTTCTTGCCAATCTTCCAGAGATACCGCCAGCCCTTTCAGTCTTCTTTACAATTTCATTCCAACTAGGATGCTTATTCTTCAATTTGTCTTGCCAGTCACCAACAGATTCAACACCTAAACTAGGTGCATTTTCTGGAGTATAGTATCTTTGCCATTCTGGATTATCTTCACACCACTGACTCCAAACGTGAACGCTCATTATCACGTCTTTAGTTTCGCCAGTTTCAATGTTCTTTACTGGGTAAGTTGCCATAATAAGTCTCAATGTGTTGTATTTAGACCCAATCAAGTGCTTCCGCACAAGTTGGAAATTGTTCGATAAAGATCTTTTTGCAACCCTCTGCAAGATCCATATGTTCTTTCTGTGTACCGTTAGCAGTCCTTAGAGTTATGTAATGAATCCATGAGCGACAAGAACCTGACATATAGATTTTTGTGGGAACTGCCAAAGGAAGCACAAAACGAGCACACTCTTTTGCAATACCATACTCAAGCATTTCTTGATAAAGTTTCATTCCGTCTTCAAAGTGCTTTTGAATCTTAATTTCAAAATTTTGACGATTATGGGGGTCAATATCATCAATGGAATTTTGACGATTCTTTGTATCCTGTCTACGAAGTTCTGGAAGAGGAATTGTATCTGTAAGCATAGAACTATCAGCATACCGTTGAGAAAACTCTTGATATGTGAAAGATCTATGTCGGAGCACTTGAGCTGCCACACCTCTAGTGGTTTCGAGTTCCAAAGTCATAAATGCCTGTTCAAACACCGACCAATGATTGTGCTTGATACAGTAACCCAACAGTTTTGCATAGTTGGGATTCTCTTGGTTATTGGGATTAGACACACGAGCAACGTATGCCATCATTTTCTCCGCATCGGGAGTTACACTAATCAGTTTTACACTCATTTTTTACCAAATCCTTTTTTCTGTGCCAAATCAATCTCTGCAATTTGTTGTTTTAAAACCCGCAACTGGGTTTTCATCTCTCGAAGTTTTTCTTCAGAAAAGAGATGTTCTTGTTTTACCAGATCTTCGAGAGTTCTGATAAGTGTTTTAGTTCTGCTCACCATTATTCTGGATACCCGTGGTCATCATCAAAAACTTCTTCATAGTCACGAAGTGCTGTTGCTACTTCTTCATAGTTCATATAACGCTGTTTATCAGCGTATACTTCAGTCTTTAAACTATCAACTAGAAGTTCTAGATTACGGACTATCAGTTTTAGTTTGTCTCTGTCCATAAAGCATTATTCGCTGCGTTTATTTTAACATAAAAAAAGGGGGCAATCAAGCCCCTGTGTCTAATAGAATTTTACAAAGTCTTTTACAAGTTCCTTGGTCGTCGTCGCATTCAATAAGGCAGTCAAAATAATCGTTTACTAGATCTAATTCCTCATTAGAACTATTGATTGTACTCCAATCTGCCAACTGATTGCGAGAAATGAGATTATGCATCTCAACCTCCATAGTTGATTGTTGTCAAAATTAAAATTTAGATTTCAGTGCATACGCAAAACCTTAATTCTGTACTATCTAGGCAACTTTGTGTTAATTCACTAACATTTGTTAATTGTTTACATAAAGATAAAAAAAAGAGAGGTTTAAACCTCTCTTAGATAATCACTTAGTGTAGGTCTTACCGCGATAGCAGAATGTACCGTGGGTTTCCTTACTCTCTACACAACGTGTATCATACTCAACACCACGATATGAGGTGTGGGTAATCTGTGCGTTATGTAGTGCAGATGCTTTCTGAATCTGCTTTTTGACCATTTGAAGTGTGTTCATTTGTTTACTCCTGAAGTAGTAGGGATTTTACTCCGTTCCTTCAGTCGTTTGCGTCCCAATAGCAGTGTGGTGTTGATTCCTTTACGGTTTCAACTAACTCAATTTTTACCTCCTGAGAGATACTCTTATGTGCTTCCATCCTCAGCATAATAGCATCGGCATCAGCACATGTAAGAGATGTATATAGTAATAGGTCTACCATAGGATGAACGGCTCCGTTCCGCGACTTACTTGCGTCTCCCAATTAATTCCTAATTTGGTCATAATTAGGAGATGAACGACAGGTCTATTATAGACCTCGTACCTTATTTAGTCAAGCGACCCTGTAGGTCAAAAATTTTGCCGGAAATTTTTTCGCCCAATTGGGAAATCACTTCTTGGATTTGGTTTTGGGTGGTTCTATTCCCCACGTCTTTGGATTGTATGTTCCCTTACCATAACTAATATTCTTCATACCATCACGAAACTTATCATAATACATATTAAAAATACTTACTGCCTTTTGACCGCGAGTTAAATCGTATCGAGTCTCACCATCAACGACGTAGGTTATGATACTTGCATCATTAGGACACTCTTTAGTATTGACTTGTTCCCAGGTGCCATTATCAATCATAATTTCCACACCATACTTTTTCTTTGAGTTTTGTTTTTCTGATGTAGTCCATGACTCCACGAATTTTTCCTCATTTTTTGTAATAGGTGCTTCACCCAACTTAGTAGACATCAGGAACGTCCGCCCCATTTGATGTCTGGATAAGCTGCCTCAACAACATCCATAGTAATCTTATATTTGTCTGAAAGTTTCTTGTCCTTCACCAAACAAATGATTTCTGCTTCAAGCGGATGCAATCCTTGCAGAAGATTAATAAACATAGTCTCCCTACGGAGGTTATTAATACTATTATTACCACCCTTAATAAAGTGATAGAAGTTCTTACACTCTCTACGAATGGTGGTTCTTGCTTGCCGATCAGCATTACCCATAGAGAATGATCCGGTTTCGTGCATACGACGAATCTCATCATTCATCTTTGAGTTAAGACCTCCACTATTAGAAACTTGATCATCAAAGTCAGCATACGGAACTTCACCGGATGGCAGTAGCGAGATTACACTCTCGTCAAAGTTCCAAATGAAAA